TCTAACGCCTTCATTTGACGAGCCTTAGCCCGTTCCGTCCGGCGGCCGCTGAGACGCGCGATCCGGCCTTGCCCTTGTTTTTGCCCTTGTTCCCGTCCGGCCCGGGCCCGGCGCCCTCCGCCAGGCCGGCCAGGCGCCCGGCGGCCTCCGCGAGATCGGCCTCGTCCACGATCGAGTACCGCGCGTCCATTGAATCGGTTATGTGACCGATGAGCGCCTTCCGCTCGCCGGACTGGACGCCGCGGCGCCGGAGATTGCGCGAGGCCGTCCGTCGGAAGTTGTGCGGGATTTGGCCGGCCTGGCCGGCCCCCGCGCACGCGATCCGCCAGGCCTTGCGCCAGGACTTGATCGGTTTGCCCGTCCGTTTCTTGCCCGTCCAGCGGACAAACACGCGCGCCGTTACTTTGTCGAGTTTCGCGATCCGCTCGTGCTCCGTCCAGCAGTGCTCGATCGCCTCGCGGAGCTCCGGGAGCTCGCCGTACGGAAACACGCGCGGCCGTTTGTTTTTCGAGCACGCGGCCGGGAGGTTGATCGTGCACGCGTCGCGATCGATATGTTTCCAGTCGAGCGCGAGGAGCTCCGCTTTCACGCGCCAGCCGGTATAAAACGCCGCCGTCGCGACGACGCGGAGATCCGGCGGGAGCGCCGCGCGGATCGCCGCAAACGCCGCGTACTCGAGAAAGCCCGTCCGCGCGTTGTTTTCTTTCGGCGTCTCGATATACGGCGCGACGACCAAGAGGCCCTTACGGATCGCGAGTTTGAACGCGCGCCGGAGCGCGGCCTTTTCGCGATTGATCGAGGCGAGTTTCATCCCGTCGCGTTTCCGCGCGAGCGCGAACGCGTCCACATCGGCCGCGGTAATCGCCGACATGCGGCGCGATTTGCCGAAATAGTTTTTCAGCGTTGCCAGGTGTCGCTTGACGTGCTCGAGCGATCGGTTTTCCTTGAGCTCGTAATCGGCCTCCACGAGCGCCGCGGCGGCCTCGAGCGTCAGTTTCCCGATTTGCGGCGTCACCGGAACCCCGTTTTTGATGGCCGCGATCCGCTCCGCGAGGATCCGTTCGGCCTCCTCGCGATCCGTTTGTCTGGTACTTTCCTCCCGTTGTCGGCCGTTCCGATCGTAGTAGCGAATGTGGAAGATCGCGCCGCGGAGACGCAGCTCGCCGGCGCCTCTCATGATCGGCCGCCGCCGACGCCGGGCCGGAGCGCCTCGCCGACGCGCCGCGCGAAGGCCGCCTTGCGCGCGACCGTCGCCGCCGTATCGACCGTCCGCGATTCGACGTACATCTGCATCAAGAGGAGCATCACGTACCGGACGGTAAACCCGTCGGCCGCCGCGCGCGCCTTCACCTGGCGCCAGAGATCCGCCGGAATCCCCTCGAGCATGTAGATATGCGGCCGTTCGTCCGTCGTCGCCTTCGCCGTCTGTTTCTGTGCCATGCGGGCCGGCCTCCTCGCCGGCCCTCTGAGTATACCTTAGACCGACATTAGACCTACGTGAGGCGCGTTTTCCAGGCCGCGATCGCCCGATCGAGATCCTCGCGATCGAACCAATTGCGCCGGGAGCCCGGGAGCCGGACGACCGGGAGCTCGCCGCGCGCCGCCAGGCCGGCGAGCGTCGAGTACGGCCAGCCGGTGTAATCGGCGGCCTCACCGGCCGACAGGAGCCGGCCGCCCTCCCGCCCGGCCTGGCGCCGGGCCCGAAACGCTTTCACGCGATCCGCGGTTTCCGTCGGCATAGGGCCCTCTAGTTCCAATCGACGAGGACGAGCTCGACTTCGGGCGCCTCGTCGGCGAGCGTCTCCCGGACGACGCGCGCGAGCTCGAGGCGCGCCGTCGGCGTTTGATCGGCCAGGTAATCGCGCGCGGCGAGCTCCTCGAGCAGGCGCGCGATCGAGACGACGAGCACGCCGCGGCGCGTGACATACGCCGCCGAGCCGAGCCGGTCGGCGATCCGATGCGCGAGCGCGCGAGTCGTCTCGAGCACGAGCATTACAGCGGCGTCCCGTCCGGCCGCCGGCCGCCATTGCCGAACCCCTTGACGATCATGCGGCCCGGCGAACAGAGATTTTCGTAGCCCTTGAGATTGCCCTGATCCTCGTCGGCGAGCCGGCCATCGCCGTCCGGATGATTGTTGAATTGTTTCGTCGCGATCGTTTCCCAGACCGTGAAATCGATCGGATGGCCGCGGCCGCTATCGGATAATCCCCAGAGCCCGCCCGGCGCCAGGCGATCGAGACAGTCGTTCGCGCGCGCATTCATCATGCCGGCCGTCCAGTTGGGATCGTCCTGATAGAGCACGCCGTCCACCTTGCCGTAATTCGCGCGCCAGAAATCCGTGGGCGTTTCGTCGTTCGGTTGCCACGAGATGTAATGCGGGTAGAAATGCAACATGATCCGGCAGCGCATCCCGATCAGCGCCGCATCGTGATCGATCATCGCCCGGACGACGTCGGGGCTCCAGTAGTTGCACTCCCACGCCGGCGTTTCCACGTCCATCAGGCCGGCCGCCAGGAGGCGATTGATCAGGCCGTCGGCGGCGCCGAGATCCGGCGGGTTCCCGGTGTAGAGTTTCGATCGCATCAGATGGTGCACGTAGAGGCCGGCGTCCTTACACCGGCGCGCGAGCGCGAGGTACCCGTCCTCCGTCATGCCTTCCGCACATTCGTCTTGCGGCGAGAGCGAAATGTGCGTGTAGCCATTGCGTTGATGCTGCGCGAGGATCTCCGCTTGCCACTCGGCCGGATACCGCCCCAAAAAATACGTGAGGACGCGGTTTTGCGCCGGGCCGGACGCGCCGCCGTTCACGTACGGCAGGCCCGGGAGTGTGATGCCCCAGGCGTCGCCACGCCACCACGTCACATCGGCGCCGGCCGGCGGATCCTCGCGGAGCGTCGTCCAGACCGGGAGCGGCGCGCCCGTGTCGGGATCCGTCGTGTCGGGATCAAACGGAGGCAGCGCCGCCCGCGGCGTCAGCGGCGCGCGCGGCGCCGGGCCGGCGCCGACGAAATAGAGTACATGCGCCATGGTCGCATCCTCCCGTTACGCGGCGTTGGGGAGCCGCACGAGCACGTAGTGGAAAATGCGATCGCCTTCCGCCGGCCGTGTCCACGTCGTGACGAGGCCGGCCTCCCGGCCGAATGTCTCGTACGCCTTCGCCTCCGTCGCGAGGCCAAAGACGCCGTATTGATTGGGTTCCTGTGACAGGTACCGTCCGTCCGCGGTTTGGAGGTGCACGAGGCCGCCGCCGGCGTCCACGATCGTCTGAAAGCCGGAGCCGGCGAGTGGATCGTCCCCGTCCTCGACCGGATCGTGATAGAGCGCGTATTTGACGCCGGACGGCGGCGGGAGCGAGGCCGGCGCGCCCTCCGGCGAGTTGATTAAGTGATAGTGCAGCCAGTGCAGGAGTTTCATACCGGATCCTTTCGCGTGATCGGTTCGAGGACAATCACCGTATACGGTTGCCCGCTCGCGCACACGTACTGCGCCGGCATCTCGCGTTCGCACCAGGCCGGCCCATCGTCCCGGAGCAACCCAACCCGGACGAGCGCGTCGAGAATATGTTTCGCGGAGAACATCAGGTTATCCACGTCGCGGATCTTGTCCTGTTCGCGCGCGCACCACCGTTCGATCCGGACGCGCCGGGCCGGCGTCGTCCGCGGCCCAGGCGGGAGCCGGCCGGCGAGAAAATTCCGCACGATCGCGCGCGCCTCCGGCGTCAGGATTCGGCCCTCGAGAATCGCGGCGACGAGGAGCGCGCGCCAGTGTTGCGCGATCCGCGCTTTGACGTGCCAGGATTTCCAGAGCGTCCGATTCGGCGATCGCTCGAGGCGCGGAATCGTGAACGACCACCGATCGGCCTGGCGATCGTAGGACGCGATCGCGCGCCGGAGCTCGACGGCTTCGGTTTTCCGCAGGATGTCCACAGCGCGGGATTTTCGGTTTCGGCCCTGGCCGGCCTGGCGATTCGCTCGAGCGTTTCGGAGGTTTTCCACAGTTTCCACACGCCCTAACTAGCTTGTTGCTACTGAAAGTACGTACGTACTTGCAAAGCATACCGATCGCACTGCGATCGCACTGCGATCGCACTGCCCGCGCATCATGCGATCGCACTGCGATCGCACTGTCCGCGCATCATGCGATCGCCTCATCGCCGTCTCGTCCAGCGTGCGAGCGCCGCCGTACGGCCGGCGTCGGAATGGGCTTTGGCTTGCGCGCGCGCGTGCTCGAGACGTTTTTGCTTGAGCCGGGCGCCGTCCCGGACGAAACACGGCGCGAGCGCCGGCCAGATCCGCCGCGAAAATTCCGCGCGATCGAGATGCACGAGTTTCGCGAGCGCCTCGAGGTTGTCCTCGAGGCCGTCGGCCGCCTGCCAGGCGTAACAGAGGAGGACGATATAGGCGCCGACTTGTTCGAGCGTCATCGCAGCGACGTGTTCGTCGGCGAGAAAATCGCGCGCGTAGAAGAGAAACGCCGGCGGTCGGGTCATGGCGAGCGCCCTCCACAAGAGGCGGTAGCATTTCGCATCCGACGCCGACGGGTACGCCCCAAAATCGAGCCCGACTATTGTCGAGGAGCGGACGCGCCGGCCCTGTCATTTCTGCCAGCGATCCGGTTCACAGGTGTACCCGCACACGCCGCCGCGGCAGGCGGGATGCTGAATGACTTTGATCGGCGCGCCGTCCTGGCACTGGAGATCCGCCGGCGGGACGAGTTTCTTTCGGAGCTCGCGCGTCGTCGCCTCGAGACAGGACGAGCTCGCGGCCGCCAGGACGACGACGACGACGAGCGCCTCCCGTCGCATGGGGGTTAATTCACTTCGGCCTGGGCCGTGCCGTACGCATACGTGCCATTGGTGGATGCGGCGAAATTCACCGCGGTTTGTTTCGTGATTTGAAATGCACTAGCGCTCGCGACGGTGCAATAGCCGGGCGTGAGGGTGCCGGCATCATTCAAGTACGCCACCGGGAGATAGAGCCCCGTCGCGGCGAGCGTGAACGATCCGAATCCGGTATTTTGCAGAATCAGCCCGATATTGAGCGTCCCGCCGATGGACGTCGTGGCCAACTGGAATGAGACGAAAATTTCTTTGCCCTTCAGTTTGTAGCGGAAACCGAGCACATCGGCAGCTTCGACCGTCCACGTCATGGATCCCAAGCCGGTAAAATTTGCCGCATTGTAGGGCGGCGCAATATACGCGCCTTGTTCGTGCGCGATGAGGACGTACGCGCCATTCGTGTATTGCCAGATCGCACAGCCGCCGGCCGCGATCGGGGTCGGTGCACTCGTCGCAATGTTGTAAAAGCCGTTTGCGCCCGGCGCATGGGCGACCGTGACGACATTCGTACACCGCAGAATAATCCGCTCGCCTTTCTGTTTCAGGCCGCCGGTAAAATTCACCGCGACCGGCGACCCCGCCGTAACCGTCACCACATGGGTTTGATACGCGCCGAGCGCAATCGCGCCGCCCGTGGCGGAGATGATGTCTTCACACGATCCGCTGCCGGCGAGGGCGTCGATTTGATCGTAGAACTCTTGTTTCCAGGCGTTATCGATCGTCGTCCCGGTGGTTCCAGATCCGTCGTCGTCGATAATCGGCGTCCGAGTAATCGGCATGGTTTACGCTCCTCGTACGTTGCGCGCCATCCGGAGGAGATCCGAGAGCGAGTACAGCTGACTCGAGGCCGTCGCGCTCCGCGTCGGCGCCTGGCCGGCGAGCTCGCGAAACGCCGCGATTTCTACGTCCTGAATTTTGAAGGTGCCAGATAAGGTATTCGGTGCCGGCATTGATGCCGTGACGCTCGAGCCCGATCGGACGTTCGCGTCGCGCGATTTGTACGCGACCGTGACGAGCGCGCGCGAGCGTTCAGCCAGGACGGAATTACCGCGCGCGACGGCCTCTGTATACGAGATCCGCCGATCTTGGACGTAACTCTCGCGGATCCCGGAGCCGCCCGTCGCCGCCGCGAGCTCCGCCTGGGCGGAGGCGTCCTCCACGAGCGCGAGGAGATTGATCTCGTCGCCGGTTTTGATGGCGTATTGGATCGAGCCGGCGCCGGCGGCCGGAATCCCGATCAACGATGGCGCGAGCGTCGCCGTCGATCCGAATGTCACCGCCGCGGTAATCGCGCCAGGCCCGGCGGCCGGGATCCCGGTGAGGCTGTTCCCAGAAATCCCGGTATAGCGAATGAATTGTTCGCCGTTCCCGATCGCGACCCATCCCCCGGAGGCCGGGAAATTCCCCGTCCCGGAGAGTGGGAGCGTCGTCGAGCCCGGATTCACCTGGCCGCTCGTCGAAATGAGGCCGGAGGTATCCCCAGTCGGTGCGTTGACGCCGAGCGTCGCGTCCGCGGCCGCATCGGTGTACGTCGTCGCCGTATTGTTCGCGATCGTCGCAATGAGCCGGAGTTGCGTCGGGACGGCGACGCTCGTCCGGTACACCTTCCGGGCCGTGGTCCCCGTCGGCCCGACGGCGATCCCGGTGAGGTTCGCCGTCCCGAAGTACGGCGCGCTCGCCGGCGGATTTTCGAAAAATCGCGGCGTCATGGTGCCAAACATGCCGTACTCGAACGAGCCCGGCGCCCATTCCGGATGATTCGGAAACGCATAGTTGAACCGTTGCCACGGTCCACCGTTACAGCGGTAATAAAAGTAAATGATGGCGACGCGCGGATCGGCCGAGTAGTACGCCGTGAGCGCGTGGCCCCACGGCGACGGATGCGCCGGATCCCAATACCAGGTGCCGAGCGTATTCGGCGTCCCGACGAGCGTCACGATCGGCGACGGTTGCGAGTAGACGGCGCCCGATCCCGCCGCGTACACGTAACACCAATCAACGACGGTGCCCCAATCGATCCCGGAGTTGCGCTCATCGAACGTATTGGCGGCCGTGCCGGGATTGAAATCGTACTGGCGGCCGGCGATCAGCGTCGGCGGCGCCAGCGTGCCGGAAAAGAGCGTCGGCCCGACCGGCGCCGGCGTCGTTTCGCCGCTCGCCGTGACCCACGTATACGACCAGGTATGGTTGCCGGGATCGAGGGATCCGCCGGCGGCGAGCGTCCCGCCGGCCGGCGAGGACGGTTGCACGCCGGGCCCGACGAGCGCGCCGAGCGCGAGATCGGACGTACCCATAATCCCGGTATAGCTGATTCGTTGCGGCCCAGAGACGACAAACCCGCCCGTCCGTTGATACCAGGCCGCGGTTTCGACCGGGAGGATCGTCTCGCCTGGCGCGAGATCCACCGGCGATTGTGCGCCACCGCCCTCCACGAGCACGCGCGTCACGATTTGCGAGAGATCCCGGTGATTCGAGAGCTCGCGCATCGACGGATGTGTCGGCGTGAGATTCGCCGGCGGCGCGTAAATATTCTCCGGCGTAACGAATGCGTGAATGTCCTTGAAGTAATCGACGTACCAGTACGCGCCGATCCGCGCGCAGATTTGCGTGAGCGCCTCCGGGAGCGCCGTATTCGTAAACGAGATCTCATCGAGCAGGATCGCGTCGAGCGCCGCGGCGACATGCTTCGTCGTAAAGCCGCTCGAGAATGTCGCGACGAGCGATCGCATGAGCGGCCCGGCGTACACATTCGCGTATTTGCCAATGACGAGCAGCGCGCCGAGCGGCCAGGTGTAGTCGATCCCGTTCGCGCGATGGACGACGTTCTCGGCGACGGGATTGTCGAGGAGATAACCTTGCTCGTCGGACAGGACGAGGCCGGCGAATTGTCGCGTGAGCGAGTTTTTCGATCCGAGTGTGATGATGATTTCCTGGCCCTCGATCGGATCGAAGCCGCGGCACGTCATCTGTAGGGTATTCGGCGCCTCGTCGAGCGTGTCGCGGATAGTGAGACTCGCGACAATGATCCGCTTTGTCGGATCCGCCGGCGCCGTCCCGACGTGCGATCCGGCGACCGTGATAAACGCGAGGTTCGAGTGATACCCGCCGCGCGTCGCGCCGCCGCGTGCGACGCCGCCGAGCGCATACATGCGAGCCTGTTCGCCAGGCGCGAGCGTGGCCATACGTTACCGGCCCGGGAGCGCGTAGCCCTGGCGCCGGAGAAGATCGGTCAGGGAATCGGAGACGACGCGCGCGATCGCGTCCTTGTCGCCGAGTACGGTGCCGTTGATGTTGATGTTGACGCCGCCCAGGCCGCCGGCGGCCGCGAGCCGCGTTTGCCGTTCGCCGAACGGGATCGAAATCATGCCGCCGTACCCGCCCACGATCGCCGCGGCCTCGCCGGCCGTATAGCCCTGGCCCAGGAGGCCGAGGACGCGCGGATCCGAGTTGCCGAGCAATGTCGCGCCGGGTACCGCGGCGAGCGATCCGCCCGGATGGACGCCGGAGAGGCCGCCGACGGTTTCGCCGCGATCGATCGGCGTCGTATTCGGCGCCGTCGGCCCGTGCCCGACCGTGGCCCGAACGATCTCGCCGTTAATGACCTCCTCCGCCTTAAACCAGGCGTTCGCCGCGGAGGCCGCATCGTTGATCGATTTCTGGAGCGCGGCGTCCGAGGCCGCGGACTGTTTCGCAATCGCTTGCATGACATGATCGGTTTCGGCGTCCGCGAGCGCGTTCCGCGCGGCCGTGTACTCCGCCGATTTCCCGTACTTCGATTCGTACGCCTTGATATCCGCGTCCGCTTGTTCCCAAATTTTCGTGATCTGATACGTCGTTTGATCTTGCGTGTTTTTCGCGATGTAATCGTTGTAATCCTTGTTGACTTTCTCGAGTGCGGCGTACGCGGCGGTATCGGTTTTGACGAGATCGTCGTAATACTTCAGATCCGCGGCGGCCTGTTTATCGCGCGCCTGGCGCATCTTCTCGATCGCCGCAAAGGCGGTATCACCAAGATCGGAGTAAATTGTTTTGAGCGCCGAGACGGACACGCCGGCGTCCCGGTAGTACGCGATCGATTCCACTGTCGATCCGTCGATTTTGTCGAGCGTACCTTTCCAGCCGTCGCCGGCGGCCGCGAGCTCGCCGTATGCGGCCTCGAGTTTCTGATTCTGCTTTTCGGCGGCCTCCGAGGCCTTGATTTGGTCGTTGACGGTTTTCGTGAGACTTTTTCCGACGCGATCGGCCTCGTCCATTGAGAGCGCGACACCTTTCGCGCCGTCCGCGGCGGAATCGGCCAGCGGTTTGATTTGCTTGAGGCCGGCGTTCAGCGTATCGAGCCAGCGTTGCTGTACCGAAATCGTGCCCTCGTAAATGAAATTCGCCAGCGAGTTTTTGATGGACGTGATCCACTTCGTCGAGTTGTCGCCGGCGCGATCCCAGGCCGCGACGCTTTCGTTTGCCATCTTCGTCGTACTCGCGCCGAGTTGTTCGATATCGGCCGTAAACGACGGGAGGAGATCCTTTCCGCGGAGAAAGATCTCATCGGCCGCGGCGGCGCGTTTGAGCGGATCCTCAATCTTCGCGATCGCCTCCGCGATTTGCTCGTACATCTGCCAGGCGTTTTTGCCTTTCAAGGTATCGACGGCGATCCCGTATTTCTCGAGCGAGCCAATGAGACTTTGATCGCCCTCGCCGAGCCGCTCTTGCACACCCTGAATCGCCGTGATCATGCGTTGCAGCGGGACGCCGGTTTGCTCAGAGACGGCCTGAAAATTCTGGACGTTTTCGGCCGTCGTTTGCGTCCGATCGGCGAATTTCTGAATCTCATCGGCACTCTTGGCAATCTCGCGCGTGAGATTGATCACGCCGCCAATCGTGGCCGAAATCCCGATCGCGCCGAGCATCCCCTGTAACGTCCCGATCGCGCCGCCCCATTCGGTGGTCGCTTCGACGTTTTTTTTCGTCGCGTCCGCGAGATCTTGGAGGCCGGCCGGGACTTCGTAGCCGAGCGCGTGCATTTTTTCGACGGCCGCGTTTGCTTGCGCGCCGACTTTCGCGAGCTCGTCGGCCGTCAGTTTCGAGACGCCGCCGAGTTTCTCGATCGCGATCGTCATGAGCGAGGCGTCCTGAATTACTTGCCGGCCGGAAAACGTATCCGTCATCGCGTCGAGGCGCTTTTGTACCTTGTCGGCGCCGGCGCTCATGTCTTGCATTTTGAATTGCGCCTTATCGATCGCCGCCAGGAAGGACGAGAAATCGGCCTCGAATTTTGCCGTCGGCATTTATGCGGCCTCGTGATTCCGTTCGTTCAGAAACGCGACGAGCTCCGGGAAATAGCGCGCCGGGAGCTCCTCGAGCTCTGCCCAGGACCAGCCCATCAACTGACAGATCGCAAACCGCGATCGGACGTTATCGGTCCATCGCGGATTGTTTTTTTTTCGGCCTCGTACGCGGCCTCAACCGCGGACACGTGTTTGACGATCGCTTCGTTGATCGCCTTGAAAATCGGCGGCCGCAATTGCTGGAGCGCGCCGCGCGTGAACGGGACGGGCCGGCCGTCGGCGTCCACAAACGACCAGGCGACGACGTACGTCTCGATTCGGACGAGCGGCGCCGCGGCGCCGGGCCCGGTACGCGTCGCTTCGCCCATCTCGAGGAGCTCGCCCGTTGTGAGCTCGTGTTTCACATCCAACCAATCGCGGCCGGCCTCGAGGCCGTCGCCCTCGAGCGGAATCCGATCGATCGCCGGTTCGACAAAATGAGACATGGATCCTCGCTACGGAATCGGTTTGCCGAGCGTCGCCCAAATGGAATCGCCGCGGCGCGTGAGCGCGACGATCGGCCATCGCCACACGGATCGCTTTGTCGGCGCCGCGAAAATGAGCGGCCGTTGCGCCAGTTTGTACGCGTCGGCCTCGCGGAGATTCGCGACGAGCGTCCATTCCTGATTGACGTACGAGAGCGCGTACCCATCGACGCGCGCGGCGAGAAAGTACGACCAGCGGATCTCGCCGTGCACGCCGCGGACGGGTAATTTCCCGATCAATCAGGGGCCTTCCGGCGGTTCGAGACTCCACGGGCCGGCGCCGACAAACGAGCCAGAGATCGAGACGGCGCCATTCGCCGCCACATCGACCGAACCGTCGATAAACGCCAGGCCGGCGAAAAAGATCGTCGCGATTTGATCCGTCGGCGTCAGCTTGAGGCCGACCTTCGAGCCCTCGAGCGCCGCGTACAGATACTCGAGCTCGTCCGTGTCGAACCAGCCGCCGAGCGAGCCTTTCACATCGGCGAGGCCCTGTACGTACACCTTCGTCGTATCGCCGAACGCCGTTACGTCCGCGCGATCGCGCGCCATGTTCAAGGTCCACTTGTTCATGCTCGCGAGCGGGACGTACGTCGGCGTCGTCGTCGCCGCCGTGCGATCGAGCCCGATTTGTCCGTGCGATCCGTATATGCGATTCATCGGTTGATCCTCGTTTCTCTAGGCCGCCGGTTGCACTATCACGCGGTAATACCCGCCGCGAACCGTCCAACGTACGGACGTGTTTTCGGGATCATCGACGCCGCCGGGATTCAGGTACCCGGAGCGCCGGAGCTCGACCACTTTGTAGCCGGCGATCGTCGGCCGCGCGTCGTCGAGGAGCGCGTCGATCCTGGCCGCGGCCTGGCTCGCCGTCGTCGCGTCCGTTGCGAGCGTCGTCGCCGAAATCGCATAGTGGAATCGTTCGAACGCCGATCCGCCAAATTGGTACTCGTCCTCGTGCCCGATGACCTCGAGGACGGCGTACGCCGTCGCGTCCTGATACGCGCGGCCGAGAAAGACGCCATCCGGGAGGAGCGCCAGGAGCGCCGCGTCGCCCTCGAGGACGGCCAGGATCCCGGCATCGACGGCGCCGCTATCCTTCGACATTGCCTTCGACCTCGAGATCGTGCGCCCGCACCATGTCGATCAATTGCTCGTTCATAATCGCGCGTCGCCGATCGCCGATCGCATTGAGCGATTGCGATCGATGCGCCGGCATGATCCCGCGATACAGGCCGGCCCTGACTTTCCCGCGGCCCGTCGTATACCGCGCGACGGTTCCGCGTTCCCAGAGATGCGCGTGCGGCGCCGTCGAAAAGACGCGCGCGGACGTGCGGAGGCCGGCGCGCGCCACATTGCTCGAGACGCCGGCCCTCAGGTTGCCGCCGGCGTACCACTGGCCGTACTTTTTACGGCCGGGCCCGACCGGATACCCCTCGAGGAGCTCCGCTTTCGTATCGCTCGCGGCCCGTTGCACGATTTCGCCGGCGTCCGTCACGAGCGCGTCCGGGAGTTG